GGTCCGAGGCGCTGACCAACAAGACCTACAACGGCAACACTTGGACGGCAGGCGCATCTACGCTAACCTTGGCCGGAAACTTCATCACCAGTGGTGCCCACAGCCTGACGGCCACGCTGACGGGCGATACCAACGTCACCTTCCCGACCACGGGCACGCTTGCCGTCGTCGGCGACCCCGTGCTTGAGCCCTTCACTTCCAAGACCGCCAACTACACAATCACGACGACGGACAGCACTGTACTATGTCTGACCAATTCGTTCACGTTGACGCTTCCCACGGCGGTTGGCCTTACAGGCAGAAAGTTTACCGTGAAGAACGGCAACACGCTTGCCAGTGGCAACGACATCCTGATGGCGACAACCAGTTCCCAGACGGTGGACGGCTCCGCCCCCGGCGCTTTGACTCCTCTCACCACCCAGTCGTTTCAGTCCGATGGAGCTAATTGGTGGATCATCTAAGGCTTCTTGCGGCAGCGCATAGAGCGGTAAAGTAGAGGACTACAGACATGGCCTACAACCCGATTGCAGTCTTCACGCGCTCCACGCTGGCCTCGCTGAAGTCCCTCGTCTCCTACCCGCAGGAAGTCCAGACGCAGTGCCGCGCAACAGCAGGCGACGGCGGCGGCGGAGTGTTCGTTTTTCGCACGGGCGATCAGTCAGCCAACGTCACCAACGACCCACAGGAGGGTCTGTGGGCTGCGCCGGACAGCGACCCGACGGGCGCGACGGGCGCGTGGCAGCGCGTCATCACTCCCGGTGAGTTTCAGTTGAGCTGGTGGGTCACCGGCTACGAGACAGAGGCCCTAGCGACGTCGGCTGCTGCCGTCGATGTTGAGATACAGGCCGCCGTCACGACCATGCTCACTTACTGCGCGGGCGGCCGTTCGGCGAAGCTGTATATCCCACCTCTCTTCTACAAGATTGGCGCAAGCATCAGCTTCGTGCGCGCGGCGATCTCTCTGTGCTCATACGCCGTCATCGGCGGCGACGCGAATGGCCGCGCGAACATTCTTGTCTCGTACAACCGCACGTCTGGGGAGGACGCCGCATTTGACGTCGGCGACGGCATCAGCAGCCAGATGGCGCACTCGTTCACCGGGCTCAAGCTGAGTTGTATTGGCACCTTTGCGACCCGCAAGGACCCTATCCTGTTTTCTTCCAAAATAGGCGCGCAGTCCTACTACGACATTGAGTTCGGCTCGTGCAACAGCATGAACTCGCAGTTCATCGACTGCCAGAACGTGGCCGGGGTTCTTTACAGCATCAGCGGTGGCCGCAGTTTCTGGCACAAGAAGTCCCTGATGTCGACGACTGGCGTGCTCACGAACACGTCGCCGATTGTCACAAGCGTGTCCGACACGTCCGAGATTGTGGTTGGCCGTGTGTTGTCCGGCACCGGCATCCCCGCCAACACCACGGTGCTGTCGGTCGGCTCCGGCACCTTCACGATGAGCGCCAACGCCACGGCGACTACCACACCGGGGTCGTCTACAAGCATACGTATCGGTGCCGGCGCGGTGCGCCAGTCGAATGGTAACGGGTTGTTTGACACGGCCGGTGACGTGCTTGACATCACGGCGGGCGACCTCACGTTCGGGGCTGAGGATGTGGGCATCACGACCATGATCCTGAACATGGATGGCGCGTCGGATTTCCGTCAAGCCAACATCGACGCCAACACCGACTCGACCACCAACACGCTTCAGACCCCCGCAGGCGGCGTCACGTCGAGGCTCGACGCCTCCAACAAGTTCATGGTTTTCGGCTCGCCGCTGGTGACCACGACGTCCGGTAGCGCGGTGTTCACGATCACCGGGCCCTCGGCGGCTAATGGCTGCTTGGATTCGACATTTGTCGATCTTCCCGTCTGCGTGCGCTACGACGCTGCGTCGGGTACCCGCCTCTTCTTCACCTCCATCGCGGCGGTCGATGGAGACGGCAAGGGCGGCTCATTTGCCGACGTCGCGCCGCTGACCACGTCCGGGACGGTAGTCGCCAACATCGCAACTCCGGGTCACGCCCTGTACAACACAGGGACCGGCTCTTCGAGCGATCTGAGGTTCCGTATCCTGATTGCCAATACAGCAGGCGTCGGCTTCGCAGCGAAGGACCTGAACACACTCTTTCTGGACAACTCCAAGGTGACCAGCCTCACGCCGTTCACGTCGGTTCGATATACGCTCTCAAACATGTGGCTCGATCAGATCGCTGGTTTTTTCTCGGGGGAGATACAGGACCAGATCGTCGGGCCGCGCATGTGGGTGGGAGCGCAAACGTCGCCCTTCACTCTGTTCAACACTCGCGTTCGTATGGCCGAAGATGGACTGCTCGCCCAGATTGGCGGCAAGAACCCGGCCTACGAAGGCGGCCTCTTTATCGCGTCCAACGTGGCATTCACAGGAACCACCGCGGGAAGTGAGTACCCCGAAAATCTTATCTACGATCCCCACAACACCGCGAGCGATCCCGGCTACCTGCTATCCGGCCCGTGGACCGTCGTCGACCACAACGTCAATCGTGTGTACACGAACAACAGTTCCTACACCGACTTATTGGGGAACCTGCTTATCAACGACATCACGTCGTCGGGGGCAATTCTCACCTCATCAGCCACTGCCGGTATCGGCTACTCGACGGGTTCCGGGGGGACCGTGACGCAGGCCACTAATAAATCGACGGCAGTCTCGTTGAACACGATGACGGGGCTGATAACGATGAACGCCGCCGCCCTGAATGGCGGGACCGCCGTGGCGTTCACATTGAACAACACCAACATCGGCATCACCGATCATGTCTTGTTGGCGCACGTGTCCGCAGGGACTGCCGGTGCCTACACCGTCACGGGAACACCCGGCTCAGACACCTGTGTCATCACCGTCCGAAATGTCGCCGCTGGCAGCCTGTCTCAGGCCATTGTCATCCGCTTCACCATACTGCGGACAGTCAACACATAAAAACTTGATATCGAAAGGACGTAGAGATGAAGGGTGAATGGCGAGCCGGCCTTATCGGTTTCATTTCAGTCGGTGGCTTCGCCACGGTCTGTATCTTGATCCTCACGGGCGGCATCATTGTTGACTCCATGAAGGACGTCGGCATGACCCTGCTTGGCCAGTTGTCCATGAGAATCCCATGAGCACGAACCGGAAAGTCTTCTTCGACGGCATCCGCCCGGACCTGTTTAGCGGCACGCTCACACAGGATCAGGTGAACGGCATCGACGCCATCCTCGACGAGTGGGAGGTGCGCAAGCTGACGGACCTGCGCTGGCTGGCCTACATGCTCGCCACGACCTATCACGAGACGAACATGACGATGCAGCCGGTTCGCGAAGCCTATTGGCTGTCGGAGGAGTGGCGCCGGCGGAACCTGCGCTATTACCCGTGGTACGGTCGCGGCTACGTCCAGCTCACATGGGAGGAAAACTACAAGAAGATGGGCCGCCTGCTGGGCGTCGATCTCTTGGCCAATCTCGACCTCGCCATGGACCCGCGCATCGCCGCCGCGATCATGTTCGAGGGCATGATGAAAGCTGACAGCTCCGTCGGCGACTTCACCGGCAAGTGCCTCGAAATGTATTTCAACGACACGGTGGATGACCCGATTGGCGCGCGACGCATCATTAACGGGACTGACAAGGCTGACCTGATCGCCGGCTACCACCGCGGGTTCTTGAGCGATCTCCGCCACGCACAAGAGACACCCTCCTGATGCCGTTTCTCCCTCTCCTGCTCGGCCTCGCGCCGACCGTCGCTAGCTGGCTCATGGGCGACAAGACTGGCGCCGCGGTGACAAAGATCACAGGCATCGCCCAAGATCTTCTGGGGACCTCCGACGCCGCCGGCATCGAGAGGGCCATCGCCGCGGACCCCAACCTCGCCCTGCAGTTCAAAATGGCGGTTATGCAGGCCGAGGCCGACGCCCGCCGGCAGGAATTCGACACCCTGCAGGCGCAGCTCGCGGACGTGCAGAGTGCCCGCAATCAGACAGTGAGGCTTGCCGAGGCTGGGTCAGTGATTGCGTGGGGCGCGCCGATCATCAGCATACTGATCACGATTGGCTTTTTCGCGATGCTGTACGTCGTGGTTCGTCAAGAAATCCCTGAGAGTTCCCAGACGCTTGCCAACATCATGCTGGGCAGCCTTGGTACTTCATTCACAGCAGTGGTAGGATACTGGGTCGGCAGCTCCGCCGGCTCTGCGCAGAAAACCAACGCACTTGAAAAGCTTGCCCGCGGTTAGGGGGTAAAATGACGACCGGACTGACCTACGCCACGTTCGTCACTGAACTGGCCAATCTCGCGGTGGTGGACCCGGCGGACGTCAACTTCGTCGCCAATCTGCCGCAGTGCATCACCTACGCCGAGAACCGCATCTACCGCGACCTCGACCTGCTGACGACCGTCACCGCCGCCTCCGGGTTCGCGTGCGCGACCGGCAGCCGCCAGATCACATGGCCGATTTCTCAGTTCGTGACGGTGCAGGAGATCAACGTCATCACCCCCGTCGGCACCGCGAACCCCGACGCGGGGACGCGCGTCAATCTGCTGCCGACGACCAAAGTCTGGATGGACACGGTCTACGCCTCCCCCAGCGCGACGGGCGTCCCGCAGTGGATGGCGATGCTGAACCAGAACACGGCTCTGATCGCGCCGTGGCCGAACGCCAACTACAGCGTGGAGATCGTCGGCACCGTTCGCCCCGACTCGCTCTCGGCGTCCAACACGACGACCTTCGTCAGCACGTACCTGCCTGACTTGTTCCTGATGGCCTCCATGGTCTTCATCAGCGGTTATCAGCGCGACTTCGCCCTCGGCGCCAGCCAGCCGAACGATGCCGGCATGCCCATCAACTACGAGACGCAGTACCAGACGCTGTTGAAGAGCGCGCTGGTCGAGGAGGCCCGCAAGAAGTTCGAGGCAGGCGCGTGGTCGTCGATGGCACCGGCGGTCGCGGCAACGCCGTCGCGAGGGTAGCGCATGCACGCCACCCTGAAGCTGATCCCGACGGTCGACCTCAACCGGACGCCGGCTCTCAACGAGGCCGCGATCAGCTCCACTCAGCTTGTGCGCTTCATCAAGGACCGCGAGAACCTCGGGCTCGTTCAAAAACTGGGCGGCTGGTCGCGTTACTACCCCTCGGCGCTGACAGGCGTGCCGCGCGCCCTGTGGGCGTGGCGCGACAACCTCTCCAATGACTATCTCGCCGTCGGCAACGCGGGCACCCCGGAGGGCTCCCTCTACGTCATCAACGAGGGCGCGGCGCGAGACATCACGCCTCAAGTCTTCGACACTAACCCCGCCGTGGATTGCACGACAACCCTCGGCTCAAGCACCGTGACCATCGGCGACCCCGGTTTCAGCGCGGCCACGACAAGCGCATCCGGCGACGGCACGACGGCTACGATTACCTACGCGGGCACGCATGTGTTCCCCGTCGGCGGAACCGTTGTTGTCGCTGGCGTGACGCCCGCGGGCTTCAACGCAACCGCTACTGTGACAGCCTCATCGGCAGGGTCTGTGTCATACCTGAATGCCACGGTAGGGCCTCAAACTGTCGCGGGCACCGTGGGCAGCGGCGGCAGCAACATCACCAGCTACGACGCGGTCTACATCCCCGCGCACATCAGCGTGGGCGGCCTGATCCTGTTCGGGGTGTATCCCTGCGTCGCGGCGTCGTCCACGACATACCAGATCACGGCCCTCGACGCGCTGGGTGACCCGGCACTGGCGACGTCTTCGGTGGCTAACGGCGGCGACGTGGCCGAGTTCGACACGACAAGCGGGGCGTCAATTGTCACCGTCACCTTGAATGACCACGGTTTTGCCGTGGGTGATACCTATTCTGTGCTGATCGCGACTACGGTTGGCGGCGTTACGTTGACCGGCGACTACATTGTGCAGACGGTCCCGACCGTAAACACGTTCACCATTCAGGCAGCGCAGTCGGCCACCGCGACGACGTCAAGCTTCATCAATGGGGGCGACGCCCGCTACATCTACTACGTGACCTACGGGCCGCTGACCGAGGGCACCGGCTACGGGACCGGGGGCTACTCGGTCGGTGGGTACTCGACGGGCGCCGATGCCGTTGCGGCGGCGGGGTTTCCCGTCGAGGCGTCGGACTGGGCCATCGACAACTGGGGCGAGATCCTCATCGCCAGCCCCGACACGTCGTCGCTGCTCACATTCGACGAGGAGCCCGGAGGACCGATCTACCAGTGGTCGCCGACCACCAGCTTCCTGAACGCCCAGATCATCCCGCAGGCGCCGATCTCGAACCACAGCATGTTCCTTGCGATGCCGCAGCGGCAGATCGTGGCTCTCGGGTCCACGTTCACGGGCGTGCAGGATCATCTGCTGATCCGGTGGTGCGACCTGAACAACTTCAATTCGTGGATCGCGACGCCTGTAAATCAGGCGG